CATGGATTTGCATTGTTGAATGAGTATGAAACCAGATATGGTAAAGTACATTCATGCCAAACTGCAATGAATGCAGCAGAAGAAGTATTTGAGAAAAGAACTGGTAAGACATTACTATGTCACAAGGAAGCAACACCGTTTGCTTTTGCAGGCCCTGACCAGTTCAAACATGATTCAAGTATTGATATTCTAACTAAGTATAAAAGATACATTGCATCTAAACCTTGGGTATGCGATAATTATCTTAGGAAACCTGATCGTAAACCTAATTGGTTATGAGTGATTTTATATGGGTTGAAAAATACAGACCCAAAACAATTGATGAGTGTATCTTACCTCAAGGTATTAAGAAAACATTTCAAGATTTCTTAACTGCTGGTGAGATACCAAACATGTTATTATCAGGCCCACCGGGGATTGGTAAGACAACTGTAGCAAAGGCATTATGCAATCAACTTGGAGCAGACTACTATGTCATTAATGGATCGGATGAAGGACGCTTTCTGGACACTGTTCGGAACAACGCAAAGAACTTCGCATCTACCGTCTCTCTTACGAGTGACTCAAAACATAAAGTCATCATCATTGATGAAGCAGACAATACCACTTCCGATGTACAACTCCTTCTCAGAGCGTCTATTGAGGAATTCTCTAGGAACTGTAGATTTATCTTTACCTGCAACTACAAAAATAAGATCATCTCTCCTCTCCATTCACGGTGCTCTGTTGTTGACTTCTCTGTTAATAAAAAAGACAAACCAACAATAGCAGCACAGTTCTTTGCAAGGATTAATTATATTCTTGACAAAGAGAACATAAAGAGTGATAAGAAAGTTGTTGCTGAGTTAATCAGTAAACACTTTCCTGACTGGAGGAGAGTCCTCAACGAGTGTCAAAGATACTCAGTCGGAGGTGAAATAGATTCCGGCATTCTAGCGTCCTTTTCTGATGTTTCAATCAATGAACTTACTAAGAGTCTTAAGGAAAAAAACTTTTCTGAAGTCCGTAAATGGGTCAACACTAACTTGGATAATGATACCACTTTATTGTTTCGTCGCATTTACGATAGTTTGTATGAAACCTTGGTCGCTAGTTCTATTCCTGCTGCCATTCTTGTTTTGGCTAAATATCAATACCAAGTAGCATTTGTGGCAGATCAGGAAATTAACCTATTAGCTTGTTTAACCGAAATTATGGTGGAGTGTGAATTCAAATGACTGTAAAATTAATTCGTATGTGGTCTGGCGAAGATGTAATCGCTGACATTACAAAAGAGGACACTGATTCAATAACAATCACTGATCCGATTGTGGCAGTACCGTCACAAAAACAAGGACAAATTGCATTTGCTCCTTGGTCTCCTTTACTTCAAAAAGATAAACTTGAAGTCACTAAAAAATATGTGGTTTATATTGGAGATCCTCAAGATGAGATTATCGAACAATACAATTCAATGTTTGGTAAGATATCAAAACCAACTAAACAATTAATTCTCTGATGGAAAATCATAGAAAGACATTACTACATCTTCTAAGAGAAAGAGCATACAAGAAAGGTAAATTTACCTTATCTTCTGGTAAAGAATCGGAGCATTATATTAACTGTAAACCTGTTACTTTATCCTGTGAGGGAAATGCACTTCTATCACATTTAATGATAGAGCATGTGGAAGATAAATCTGTAGCAGTTGGTGGACTTACTCTTGGTGCTGATCCTTTAGTTTGTGGTATCGCACAGAAAGCATACTACTCTGGTAAACATATTGATGCTTTGATCGTAAGAAAGAATCCGAAAGGATATGGAACAAAAGAAGTTATTGAAGGTAACAAGCCACCTGAAGGATCTATCGTTACAGTATTAGAAGATGTAACTACAACAGGTAGTAGTGCAATCAAAGCAGTAAATGTATTGCGTGATGCAGGTTACATTGTGAATCGTGTTGTTGCAATCGTTGATAGACAAGATGATCACATCATATGGGAAAATAATAAGATAGAATTTATTTCTCTATACAAATTAGAGGATATTATTGAATGAACTGTTGGCACTGTAACACTGAATTAATCTGGGGTGGGGATCATGACCTTGACATGGACATGACTCCAGAGTATAGTATAGTTACAAATTTATCATGTCCTCAATGTAATTCTTATGTTGAGGTCTATTATCCGCGTGAAGATCAAAATGACTAAATCAACATTCACAAAAAGAAAAGCACAAATGAAATCGTCAAGTTATTACTTATTCTGGGGTATAGCAACAGTCGCAGTTGTTGCAGGCCAAGTCTATGTCGGCACTGGATATCGTCAGATGGCAAAATCAATGAATAGATGGTTTGAAGAGACTATTGATATTATTACTATACCAAGAAGAAATAGTGGAGGATATATGCCAATGGTTAATCCTGATGACTATATCATTTGGGAAACAATAGAAAATTATGAAGATTGATACTCAAGGAATGTCGTTTGGATCTGAGAAGAGTGGCGGTAAATCACTTCAAGAACAGCGTGATGCTATTCCACCTATGGTAAAGAATGAAATGAATCTTCTATCTGACACTCTTAAGAAAGAATTAAAAGAACTTATTAATGAAGTTTTAGATGAAAGAGAATGGAGATTTAAATGATTCCGCATGCATCATATTCACCGGAGTATACAACTGTCATTTCTATTGCTATAATGATGGTATTACTCACAGGTTATGGAATCTATAAAGGATTCTTTGCCAATGAAGATTTAACAGACCCTTGGGATGACCATGACGATTAATCTTATTTCTAAAGATAATACTCTATGGGCTGCTGATGAGTTTATACAGTATTTTTCTCGTATGGGAAATATAGAAGATTACCTTAGATATGTTAAAAAAGAAACTATTAAAAGTTTTAGTGCACTTACATCTTTTGAAGATGAATTTTTAAATGAAGATATTCATCCAAACGATATGGAGTTTGATATTCGTTTTGTCGGTGATAGATTTCAAAATGGTTTACCTCAAGATTATTATAAGACAATGTTGGGTGCTGTATCATCTCATAATAATGAAGCAAATATTCCCGGTAGAGAGTTGCGTTGGATGGTATATGAAAAGAATACAAAGAAACTTATTGGATTTATCCGATTTGGTTCTCCTACAATCAATTCCAAACCTAGAAATCTTTGGTTAGGTAAACCAGCTAATCTAAGTTTAATGAATAGACATACTGCGATGGGTTTTGTGATTGTTCCCTCGCAACCATTTGGATATAATTATCTTGGTGGTAAATTGTTAGCATTATTATGTTGTTCACATTTTGCTAGAGAAACTATATCTAAAGTATTTGATAAAGAGATTGCATTATTTGAAACAACATCTTTGTATGGATCTACAACATCGGCATCTCAGTATGATGGTTTAAAACCATTCATGAGATACAAAGGATTAACTGAAAGTAAATTTACTCCATTGCTTCATGATGATGCATTTCATAAATTACATAATCGTTTTAAAGAATGGAATGATAATACTCCATTGACTGATAATAAAGCATCTTCTAAGAAGATGAAGAGACAATCAAAGATGATATCTATAATTAAAAACTCTATGAAAGAGTATGATATGAAAAATGAATTGGAACAGTTTACATGCATTATTGATATGGCTCTCAGTCTAACTCAAAAGAAGAGATTCTACATATCTGATTATGGTTATGCAAATGTTCGTGAAGTTATTAATGGTGAACAAGATAAATTAGTTCATGGTCAAAACTGGGATAAGTTTCATCTTGAGAACATACTTACATGGTGGAAGAAGAAAGCAACTAAAAGATATGATAAGTTAAAGGCAGAAGGTAGATTTAGAGATAAGGTAGAACTATGGACACAGGATGATGACATACAAATCATTAGATAATAAATACTTAAAAACTGTTGCAAGGGATGAAGACATTTAAAGAGTTTTTAGACGAGAGTAGTCTTTCTAGAATAAAAAGCAAGTCTGATAAAGGTGGAATGGCCGCATTGTCTGCATCCAGAGCAGGTAAGTCTGCAAAGGAAAATAGTGCAAGAGCAAAGCAATTAGATAAAGATATTCGTGGTAAAGGTCTAGGTGGTGCTACGAAAGTAACTGGTTCATATATGGAGAAAGATAAGAAGACTGGTGAAGAGAAAAAAGTTAAAGAGAGAAGTCATGTTGTCTCATCAGGTAAGATGGGTAAGAGAAAGTTTAAGAAAACTGTAAAGGCACTTGGTAAAAAGTATGGACAGGACTCTGTGTTGACACAAACGAAAAAAACTGGTACACTATCAGCAACACGCAAAGGTGGATTGGGCAAAGCAAAAAATGTTAAATTAGGTAAATTCAAACCACAGGGTAAAAACCCAGAAGGTCAATCACAAATCAAAGGAAAAACTTTTACATACGGATAATGGCAACACCACTTTACGATGACTCTAACTGGAGATCAGAATATATTGACATCAAATCTCGTCAACTATCTTCAAGACAAGTTCAATTATTAGAATCAGGAGCAGATAGTCTTGCTTCAAGTTGGTTCTTACAGGCAATGTATAATGATTGGAAAAAAATTAAAGGTTATAATAAATTAGATCCAAAAGAAAATGAGGGTCAATTACAATCATCATTATCAGATTTCTTTAAAAGTCAAAAAGATCAAGGTATTTAATGACAGAATTTATTTCTAGACACATCGGCCCATCAGAGGCAGAACAGACTCAAATGCTAGAGGATTTGGGTCTTTCTAGTTTGGATGAACTTGTCAGACAAATAGTTCCAGATTCTATATTATTAAGAGGGGATTATAAACTACCTGATGGGTGTAGTGAGCAAGAGGCACTTACTGAATTAAAAGAAATAGCAAGTCAGAATAGAGTTAAAAGATCCTTAATTGGTCAAGGATACTATGGTACAATTACACCACCAGTAATACAAAGAAATGTTTTTGAGAATCCTGCATGGTATACATCTTATACACCATATCAGGCAGAGATATCTCAGGGTAGATTAGAAGCATTATTTAATTATCAAACACTGATTACAGAACTTACTGGGTTGCCAATAGCAAATGCATCTTTGTTAGATGAAGGAACTGCAGCAGCAG